TGATGTTAACTCAGCCTCTGCATCGATTGAGTGATAAGCATTAAGGTCTTGAGCAAATTCAGGAGTCCAAACTGCTTTTAACTTACGTGTTTTAGCAACAATTGGCTCTGATTGCATTTCAAGGTTAATTTCTGGAATATCAATATCAGTACCTGAATTAATACCGCCATTGTTATACGCAGTTCCTTTAAATGGATTTGAATCTTCAAAATCACCTCTAGTAATATCAGTAGGTTGTTTGCTATAATTAGCTTTAAACGTACCAGCAATAATAGATGCGTTAATAGTAGCTAACAATGATCCAGTAAATACAAATGATCCAGTATATGTAGAAGTAATTGTTGAAAATGCTTGTACTGGTTTGATTTCAGTAGCGCCGGCATTGAATGTAAATGAACGTACTGCATATAAATCTGCATTTGTTGGTAGATTAGCAGTTAACATTACATATTGTGAAGATCCAGAATATGCAGAATCGCCATTTACTTGAGCTGCGGTAGGAGTAGAACCGGTAAGAGCAGTTACTGCTGAAGAAGTTTCGTTGATAGAATACCCAAAACGACCAGCTCCATAAAGACCGCCAGATGGATCACCAGTAGTCGTAGTAACACCGAACATGGAGTCATCTGCATTAGGAGAACCAAATGGATCGCCAGTACGGTTACTGTTATCGTTATCAAATCCAGGCTGAGCTGTACCATATTTAAAATCTAGATAGAAAATAAGTCCAGATGGCAAATTCATTGGTTGAACGCTTACGAATTCTTTAGCTGCAAATTCAGCAAAGATACGACGTACCAATGGAAGTGCTACACCAGCCCACTCTTCAGACCCTTGTGCTACACCCGTAGACGAAGCTTCTTTTACTAGTTGACGTGCTTGGTTTTCAAGCAATTGCGCCATTCCTGCTTTTTCAGTCTCTTTATAAAGACCTTCAAGCAATCCCGTTCTTTCCCATTTGTTAACCAAAGCTTTGGCTTGGTTACGTTGAACGAAATCATTTGTTTGTAATAAGTTTGAAATACTCATTTTTTCTTTTCCTTTTTTTTAATTAATTATAGCAATCCTGCTAATTTTTTCCATCTATCAGCGAAATCAAATCCTTCGTTCAAGATAGCATTGTTTGTTCTTGGTGCAGTGCTTGACACAGGTCGAGATGCATAAGATTCTTTAACAACACGCTTTTTTGTTGGACGTTTAAATGATTCTGCTAATGTTGTAAACACTAATTTAACTTCGCGAGTTGTGCCGGCGCGATCGAAGTTTTCAATCACTTTCATTTTTTGACCGTCGTTCAACTCAAAATTACGGAACAATTTGTTTGTGTAAAGAAGTTTTGCATTTAGAAGATTAACTTCATTGATAATTCCTTTAAGATGACGAACTGTACGATATGCTTCTTGAAGTTCTGCTACAGTTTCATCATGCACTTCTGCAGGAACAACTTCATCTGTGTCTACATCGCCAGATTCTATACCATCTTCTTCTCGAAGAATTGCTTCAATGATTTCATCGATGTTCATGTCGTCTTCATCATGGCCATTCATTCCATCATGAATCATTTCATCTTCTTCGCCTTCTTCACCTTCATAAACAGCTTTACGCTTTTTACCATAACTAGGTTTTCCGTTTCCTCTGCCAATACCAGAAGATTTTAATGATTCTGGAATCATCATCTCATCATCTTCCATTCCAGATTCCATTTCCTCTTCTCCGGTACCGCCTTCATACATACCTTTTGCTGCCATTGGATCTTCTAAATCTTGCTCTAATTCTCGAATAATTTGTTCTAGATTTAGTTCTTCATTATACTCACCTTCAGCTTCTTCATCTGACATTTCAGCGCCAGCTGCAGGTTGTTCTGTGCCAACTTCTGGTTGAGGTTCTTCTTCATCTTCAGCTCCTAACATTCCCTCTAGATCATAATCACCATCGTTATTAAAATCTAATCCAACATTAACTGAATCAGGCATACCCCCCATTGCATCTGCTTCAGCTCCGGCTTCGGCATCCATTGCTGGGTCTGCAGCTGCATCCGGCGCACCAGCAGCCATTGCAGGGTCTTCTTCATCTTCTAACTCTTCAGATAAACGAGCAGATAACATACTCTGAATTCTGGGAGCAAAAGCTTCTTGTAGTGCAATTTTTGCGTTTGCTAAAGCAGTTTCTTTAACAGCGTTAGCATCAGCAATTGCTTGTTTTAGCAAATCTGATTTTGCCATACTTTTTTCTCCTTTAATTTTTTTTTTGGAAGTAAGATTATTTGAAATCTTAATAGAATATAAATTTTATCAAACACTATATTATAGACTGAATAGCGTATTCTATAATATATATACAGTAAAATAAAAAACAGTAAAAAAGCCCTAACTTTTTTTGTCAGGGCTTAAAATTTGTTATAATTTAAAACTAATATTGCAAATCTTTTATATGCTGTATATACTTAGCTCGTTGTTTTAAATGTCGTTTTTGCACACTAGGTTTCACAAATTCTTTGTTATTTTTAATTGCATCTATTACACCAGAAAATTTTAATTTACGTTTCCATGTTTTTAATGCTAAGGTAAAATCATTGTTAACTACCTTTACTCCCATTGGTTGTCCTGGGACAATCATTTGATGTTGTTTTTGTTTTTTACTCATGTTATAACTATATATTGTTTTGTGTTGGATTTGATTTTTGCATTCTAACATTAAATCTAAAATGTTTGATTTCTGGCTTTTGAGCTATATAACCTTGAATACGTTGAGATTCTCGTGCCGGGTCTTCTCCTAATCTAAAATAAAAGTATCCAACTTTACCAGATGCGGAGATTGTATGTTTAATAATAGTAAAGCCTTTTTTCTGAGACCATTCTTTAATTTCATTTGCTACTGATTGTGCTTCTGCCGGATCGCGCAACACATATTCAACTCCACCTCGATAATCTGTAATATTATTAATAAGACGAGCTTCGTCAATATCATTGTTTTCTAATTTTACATTTAATCCCTGACCAGTTAATTGTTTTAATTTATCAGGTGGCGTTTCTTTAGGCATCGTAATACTTCCTTGTTGCGATGAAGGAGTAGTTTGTTCTCGCAATCCAAAATATTCTCGATACAGTTTTTTTAGTGTATTCATTATATTACCTTTAATATAAAAAAATAAGTTACATTGTCCAAATTATCCGACGTCGTAATATTTTCTAAGTCCTTCTGCAATATCTTCATATGCAGCTGCTAATCGCTCCTGAAGTTGACTCATTTCTTTTGCCGTAGATTCAAAAACTTTATAAGATTCATTTAAGCCTTTCATGTGTCGGTTCACTGTAATTTTATCAAACCACCCTTCATCTTGCACTGCAATATGATGTGCTTTTTCTACAATATCTCTAACACGTTCAGTTAAGTTTTGTAAATTACCTTTTCCGTATACGGATTCACCCATCGCAGAAAAATTTGCAACATCTTGTATAAATTGACGCTTTTCATCTTTTGATAATTTTTTTGGCTGATCATCGCCAATCATCATTTCTAAAATTCTTTTTAAGTTTGGTGTATCCATTATATTATATCCTGCATTTTCCATCTTCACATAAGATAGATGTAATTATACTATTTACTCGATCGTATTTGTTTTTTGGTTGTGTTACTGATTCATTCATTTTAGTAGGTCGCATAAACGCACCTTGTGTCGATGGATTAGAAACAAAATCCCAGCAAATTAATTCAAAATCTTCTTGCACTTCTACTACGCCCTCACTACGCAATTCTTTAACAGATCCTAAACCTCTAGATGAAATACCCAATGTAATTCCAGCTTTAAAAAGTTCTTTAAGAATCTTACCAGATGGCGTATCTAGAATTTGAACTGCCCCTTTTAAATCGTCACCTTCCCACCATATTTTTAAAACATTGTGTGAAACATTGTTTAAATTTACAACAGACGACTCTGGATGATCTAATTCACCCAATGCTCTGTTTTGACTAATATATTCGTGTTGATACCGTTTACATTCTCGTTCTAATATAGGTTTAGGATATATTCGTCCATTTTGATTTTTAGCACCTGCTCTTTGTAAAACTCCTTGCACTACAAAACCACCCGGTACGCCAAATGCAGCACCGTTTG